CCGCTGAGCAGGCGGTCGGTTCTGGGCAGGGTCGGGTTCGTCCTGAAAACTCCCCCCCACCCCGTCCGGCTGCCTCATCAGCGATTGCGAAAACATTCCATGACCTCGCGGTCACGGTCGGTTAATCGCTTCGCTGTGGTGCGTTTTGTGCGCCCTGTCCTGTTGGCTTTGTGCTCTGTCTCCTGTGTCTTCCATGTGTCACGCTGCCTTATCAGTCCACGTATCAGCCTGGTTTGCTCCTGTTCAGTCATCATCGCCATACATCCAGTCGTTACGGTGTGCCGCCCGTTCTTCCTGCTCGCGATACATGCCCGCTTTACGGTTTGCTTTCGTGGCTGGATCTTCCCGTGTGGTCTTACGGTTGTGGCACGTCTGGCACAATGCCTGGTGATTCCACTCAGGCCAGAAGAGAACATCATTACCGCCATCGATGGGGATAATGTGATCCACCACCACGGCGGGCGTGTATATTCCTTTTTCCAGGCAATGCGCACATAACGGGTTTTTACTCAGGTACATAGCGCGGTATTTCTCCCACTGCCTCGTATACCCTCGCTCCCTGCTGCTGCCTCTCCGGCTGTCCTGCTGCTGGCGTGCGCTGCGTCTGTGCTCCTCACACTTCCCGGACTTCACGCGCCTGTTGCAGCCTGGTTGTGTGCATCGTCTCAATGGTTGCCACGGCATCAGTACACCCCCACATCACGATAAACCGACCAGAGCGCGGAAATCGTCAGGGGAATTTCTTTTGTATCGGTATCGCCAAGCGTTGTCCGGTACTCGTACAGTTGCGAGATGTACATCAGGCAACCAATTTTTATTGCAGGGGTAAATTCCAGGCCGTCATCAAAACGCCTGCCAATATGCTTCTGGCATACCTCCAGCGCCGCGCTTATGTATGCCTGAATCAGTGTGTCTTCTGTGTTACCATCTATGCGGCAGTGAAGTTTGGCCTCTTCCAGGGTTATTTTTTCTGCTGTCATTTTTCTGTACCCACCTTTGCCAGAATTTCCAGCCGGGTTCTTTTCGCATCAGGTAAGGGGATCCCGATGATATTAAGCGTGCTCCCGGCAAAAGCGCCGGTAAGCACTTTCAGGCGACTGGCGGCGGATATGTCGCCACGATAGCGAACCCATACCCGAATCGTTGCAGGTGCGGTTTCTGCGCCTGCGGTCAGTAATTCCCGTCCGCTGATCCCCTTGACCTCTGCCCAGATGGTTTCCCCTTCCGTCCATATCTGCTGGATCGCACCTGACGGCAGGCGCTGTGTGGTAAATGTCATAATCGTCACCCGGTCCCGCATCTTTCCGGCTATCATTCGTCACCGCCCTTACTGTTCTTGCTGATTGTCACTTCCTGCTTCCATGCCTGGCTGAACTCGTCACCACCTTCACGCGGCGGCATTCCCTCACGCTCACGGGCTTCGTTCGGATTGATGATCCCGTTCTTAATCCCTTTCTCATACGTGGCGTAACGTTCGGTAGGGGTGGCGCGTAATAAATCGGCTGAATCAAACTCAACCAGATAACGGGTTCCAGGCACGGGAGAAGCCACCAGCAAAGCGGCCTTGATTTGCTGTTCGAAGTTCGCCAACCAAGGACGCATTGTCATGGTCAGAAACGCGCGGCTTGCCTCACTGAAATTGCTGTAGGTGCTGTTGCTGTATTCCTGCAAAAAAATCGGCGAGACGTTGAACATTCGGGCGATGTCTTCAATGGTAAAGCGACGGGAGGCCAGCCATTCAGCATCCTGATTACTCATGCCCAGCTGCTGATAGCTCATACCCCCTTCAAGGATGGGCGTTTTTCCGGCGTTTCTGGCCCCTTTGTAGCGTTCCAGTGCGGCTAATGCCTGTTTGCCCTTCACGCCGTCCAGCCATTCGCCTGACGTGATAACCCCTGCCGCCATCATGCCATCACGCATCACGCTCGCGCCGTGGCGTTGTTGGGCCAGCCCAAGCCCCAGCGATTCGCGGCAGATGGTTACAGGTGAGCGCCCCATAAAGCCGTCATCCGTGGAGTAACGAAGGTGGAGAACCTCCCACGGTAAATAGTTGCGGGTGTTTCCGGTGTAGGCGTCAGTGATGCAGTAGCGCCAGTTATGCTCACCTGTCTGCTCCACGTTCACCGACTGCGGCGGGTAAGGATGTAAAGCCACCGGAAAACCATCACGCCCCCACTGAATCACCGCATAAGCATTACCGTTTAACAGGCAGTGGCGGATCATCATTCGCTTAAACTGGTAGGGGGTTTGCCATGCGTTCGGGCGCTCGTTGAGGATGTGATCGACCGGATGAGAATCAAGCCACTCGCGGGCCTCCTTCCCCTTCTCATTGCGTACCAGGTACAGGTAACACGGCATGGTAGCCACCGCCTCAGAGATGACCGTCACGGCGTTCATGACGGCGGGCAGTGATTCCGCTGTCCCCGATGATACGTACTCACCCGCCCCCGTGTTCGATGTGCCCGCCAGCGCCATAAATTCATCAAGCGTCATGCTGCGCTGCTCTTTTTTTCTTCTGAAAAGCCACATATCACACCCCCGCTAAATCCACCCACCAGCGGCGATTATCCGCACGCGGCATTTTTTCGGGGTGCTGCTCATACAGGGAACGGCGGGCCAGCTCCACGCCGGAATCGGGGTAAGCCGGTACCGATGTAACGGTAATTTCGTACAGTTCCGCCACCAGCACGGTACGAACGCATGGATCTGTTGTGGTATCCCATACATCCTTACGGGAGCGAAAGCCAAAGCTCATGCCGGATATATCACCGCGTTTAACCAGTTCGATAACGTCGCGCCCTGTACTGGTATCCGGTGGGGTCAGTTCAAAGCGTAACCCTGTTTCGTCCTCTTCCAGTTTCAGCGTGCCGGAACGGGTGCGCCCCAGTAACATGCTGTGGTCATGCTCATACAGGCCGCGAACGTCATTACCCGCCGCAAGCCATTCAGTAAACGCCCCCCGCTGGAATTTTTCGTAAAACTCACCCCATAACAGTTCTGAAAGCTTATCCCAGCGAACAACGTAGCCCGTCAGCGTACCGGCTCCGCTCGTGGTGATTTCCGATGACCGGATTTCCATACTCTTCATAATTTTTTCACCCATAAAACACTAAAGGGGCTTTTAAGCCCCTTCTGTATGCTGTTAATCGTCGTCCTGTGGCAGTTCCAGAATCTTGATCGCGTTCGAATCCACCACGCCACCGCCTAAATATTTCTGCGTGAAAATTTTGATGAAGCCCGGCTCTGTGATGTTGTCCGGTCTGGTGCGAACACCTGTTTCGTGATCAACAATGTAGTAACCGCGTTTGAAGTCACCCAGGGCAATAACGTTATCAGGCATAAACTCCAGATATTCGACCGGAAGGCCCAGCAACGTATCAGGATCACCCGCCTGTAAACGGTCGCGCCAGATGTAATCACCGTTCGCGTTCTTCACCTTCTGAAGTTTTGCCGATGACGCGTTTCTTGTATACATTTTCAGAAGTTCGCCTTCTCCGGAAAAGTCATCAAGGCGAAGATGTGCCCTGACTTCATCAGGTGTAATTTTTTCTTCACTCATCTTTTTCACCTTTAATTTCCACCGTCTGCTTCCATGCCTGGCTGAATTCGTCGCCACCTTCACGCGGCGGCATCCCCTCACGTTCGCGGGCTTCGTTCGGATTCATGATCCCGTTCTTAATCCCTTTCTCATACGTGGCGTAACGTTCGGTAGGGGTGGCGCGTAATAAATCGGCTGAATCAAACTCAACCAGATAACGGGTACCAGGTACGGGAGAAGCCACCAGCAAAGCAGCCTTGATTTGCTGTTCGAAGTTCGCCAGCCACGGGCGCATTGTCATGGTCAGAAACGCGCGGCTTGCCTCACTGAAATTGCTGTAGGTGCTGTTGCTGTATTCCTGCAAAAAAATCGGCGAGACGTTGAACATTCGGGCGATGTCTTCAATGGTAAAGCGACGGGAGGCCAGCCATTCAGCATCCTGATTACTCATGCCCAGCTGCTGATAGCTCATACCCCCTTCAAGGATGGGCGTTTTTCCGGCGTTTCTGGCCCCTTTGTAGCGTTCCAGTGCGGCTAATGCCTGTTTGCCCTTCACGCCGTCCAGCCATTCGCCTGACGTGATAACCCCTGCCGCCATCATGCCATCACGCATCACGCTCGCGCCGTGGCGTTGTTGGGCCAGCCCAAGCCCCAGCGATTCGCGGCAGATGGTTACAGGTGAGCGCCCCATAAAGCCGTCATCCGTGGAGTAACGAAGGTGGAGAACCTCCCACGGTAAATAGTTGCGGGTGTTTCCGGTGTAGGCGTCAGTGATGCAGTAGCGCCAGTTATGCTCACCTGTCTGCTCCACGTTCACCGACTGCGGCGGGTAAGGATGTAAAGCCACCGGAAAACCATCACGCCCCCACTGAATCACCGCATAAGCATTACCGTTTAACAGGCAGTGGCGGATCATCATTCGCTTAAACTGGTAGGGGGTTTGCCATGCGTTCGGGCGCTCGTTGAGGATGTGATCGACCGGATGAGAATCAAGCCACTCGCGGGCCTCCTTCCCCTTCTCATTGCGTACCAGGTACAGGTAACACGGCATGGTAGCCACCGCCTCAGAGATGACCGTCACGGCGTTCATGACGGCGGGCAGTGATTCCGCTGTCCCCGATGATACGTACTCACCCGCCCCCGTGTTCGATGTGCCCGCCAGCGCCATAAATTCATCAAGCGTCATGCTGCGCTGCTCTTTTTTTCTTCTGAAAAGCCACATATCACACCCCCGCTAAATCCACCCACCAGCGGCGATTATCCGCACGCGGCATTTTTTCGGGGTGCTGCTCATACAGGGAACGGCGGGCCAGCTCCACGCCGGAATCGGGGTAAGCCGGTACCGATGTAACGGTAATTTCGTACAGTTCCGCCACCAGCACGGTACGAACGCATGGATCTGTTGTGGTATCCCATACATCCTTACGGGAGCGAAAGCCAAAGCTCATGCCGGATATATCACCGCGTTTAACCAGTTCGATAACGTCGCGCCCTGTACTGGTATCCGGTGGGGTCAGTTCAAAGCGTAACCCTGTTTCGTCCTCTTCCAGTTTCAGCGTGCCGGAACGGGTGCGCCCCAGTAACATGCTGTGGTCATGCTCATACAGGCCGCGAACGTCATTACCCGCCGCAAGCCATTCAGTAAACGCCCCCCGCTGGAATTTTTCGTAAAACTCACCCCATAACAGTTCTGAAAGCTTATCCCAGCGAACAACGTAGCCCGTCAGCGTACCGGCTCCGCTCGTGGTGATTTCCGATGACCGGATTTCCATACTCTTCATAATTTTTTCACCCATAAAACACTAAAGGGGCTTTTAAGCCCCTTCTGTATGCTGTTAATCGTCGTCCTGTGGCAGTTCCAGAATCTTGATCGCGTTCGAATCCACCACGCCACCGCCTAAATATTTCTGCGTGAAAATTTTGATGAAGCCCGGCTCTGTGATGTTGTCCGGTCTGGTGCGAACACCTGTTTCGTGATCAACAATGTAGTAACCGCGTTTGAAGTCACCCAGGGCAATAACGTTATCAGGCATAAACTCCAGATATTCGACCGGAAGGCCCAGCAACGTATCAGGATCACCCGCCTGTAAACGGTCGCGCCAGATGTAATCACCGTTCGCGTTCTTCACCTTCTGAAGTTTTGCCGCCGTTGTGGAGTTAACCACCCATACCGCGTTCTTGCGGTATTTTTTACGCAATGCAAATTTCAGGTCGATCAGCGGGTCCGCAGATGTCCACGCCAGACCGTGAGCGGGCTTGATAACCTGCAACGTTCCGAAGTCGCGTTCTTTGTCGCTCTTCTCTGCACGGGGGACGGATAAAAAGCCTTTTGCTTTTTTGTCACCGTCGCCCACAACCAGATCGCTTTCTTCGGTTTCCGTGAAGGTGTCGCCAATCTCGCCCGTCAGCCATGAAAGGATGTCCACATCGGAAAAATCCACGATTTCCTGTGTGGTGCGCGGGTACGCATAGACCGGATACAGCTTAATGCTCACCTCGTTAATCTTCGGGGTGCTGGTCTGTTCGCGTGCCTTACCCTCTTCACCGTGGTTAACGGTCGCACCGCCAGCGGAAACAAGCTGCTTAAACTCGTTGCTGCTGATTTTCTTCACGGTACAGATGCGGCGCATGGTGGATTCATCCGCCAGTATTCGCATGATTTCGGTGTTCAGTTCGGGGATAACGGTATAACCACCATCAGCGGCAACGCCTGTACTTAATGCGCGGGTTTCACCTGTCAGAATGTAGTTGCGTAGTTCTGCGGGGTCAGTGGTCTGACTGCTTTTACCTGGCTTGCTGCGCTCTTCGTCTGCAATGGCTTCAAGGCGGGAAATGTCTTTATCGAGGGATTCAGCTTTAGCGCGTAATTCGTCAAATTTTGCGCCCTCAGCATCGTTAAGACTGCGGTTTTCTTTTTCCGCGTTCTCCAGCATGTCGCGCATCTGATTTTTAATGGCGGTTTTCTGCTGGCGTAATTCGATTATTCTCGGCATAAAAAAAAGTCCTGGGGTTAAGTAAGGAACTCCAGGACGCGACAAACACTCAACCGTTTTTCATAAGGAAATCAGCAATCGCACCGATCGTTTTCCCGCCTGGTAATGAATATTGGCGAGCACATTAACAGGCGGTAAAGTGGCCCCAGCGTCCTGGCACCACGGGCGAGAATAATCATGATTCAGTTCGGGTAAAATATGCCGATCCGCTCAGTGAACAACCTGGAACAACCACGAACAAATAATTTACAAAACCTGAAAAAATAAATAAGCTGTTCCGTACATTTTCTGCTCGTTAATCAGGAGGAACGAACTATGTCAGAAAATGAACTGAAAAAAGCAATGTTCATTCAGCAACACTTCTAAAAATAATGGCCTGGAAAATACCAGGCCATTATTATTCTACCGTTTCACGGGATCACGCATTCTGCGCCTTATTTTCCACAGATATTCGATCATCGCTTCCACCTGCTCACGGTTGGTTGCGAAAATTTCCCCGGTCAGTGAGCTGCGCAGAAAATCATTATGATCCACAAAAAATAACGCATCGGAAGAAAGCAGACGGCGATATTTTTTTGCTGTCGTGGTTTCCAGATCATCAAAACCATGAAACTTTTTATGTTGCTGGACTTCTTCAAATGTCACTGGCATGTTTCCTCCTGCTGCCACGATACCAGAAACAGTTAACAACCGTTATCAATTATCCCTTTTTTTCGGGTAGTTCCTGAACATCTCACCGCCAGGTTTCTGTAAGCCAATCCCGGTATGTGTGCGGTTTATGGCCTCTTTCAGTATTCCGAAATTATCCGGTATGACTGGTGGGCGTGCTGCCTTACGGATACATTCCGCGCGACGCTTTGCCACTTGTTCGCGCTCCTTGTCAGTGCTCACCAGCCACATAACATCAGCCCAACGTGCCGCCGCTCTCCGGTACAGCCCTTTAGCCTCCAGTTCTTCCGCTTTGCTGTCTTTAATCATGCTGTACCTCACTGCTTAAAACGGTATCCCGTCCCCGTACGGATCATCGTGCTGGCCTGTCTGTTGTTTTGCCCTGTTCAGTGCGTCAGTAGCCTGGCCCTGCTGGCCTTTTTTGCCGCCCGGTCGCACTGTCCGCGCACTGATTACGCTGTCTGCGATGACCTGCCAGCCCGTACGGATCATCGTGCTGGCCTGTCTGTTGTTTTGCCCTGTTCAGTGCGTCAGTGGCCTGGCCCTGTTGACCTTTTTTGCCGCCCGGTCGCGCCGTTCGCGCACTGATTACGCTGTCTGCGATAACCTGCCAGCCCTGCCGCGTTTCGCCGTTCTGGCCTGTCCACTGGCTTACCTGCATGTTACCCGCCACGCTCACCAGTTCGCCTTTCTGGTGTTTTGCCAGTGCCTCGGCCTGTCTGCCAAACGCCAGGACGGATAACCACATCGTCGCCGTTCCGTCATCTGCCTGGCTGCACGGAAGGGGGACCGCCATACTCGCCATCGCCATTTGTGTCCCCTTGCTGGTCTGTTTTACCTGCGGGTCAGCCACCAGCCGCCCGTAAGCTGCTATCTGTGCTGTCATGCTGTCTGCTCTCCGGTTTTAACGTTGATGGTTGTTACCTGTTCCGCTCCGGCAATCTCCCGTTGTGTCAGCGTGGCAAAGTTTGCCGCCGCTGTGGTCATGAATGCGCTAATCAGTTCGGGATGCGCTTTCGCGTATCCTTCTCCGGCGTGGCGGTCTATCGTTCTGATTGCCACCTTTAAGGCGTGCTCTGTCATGTCTAACGCTTTATATTTTGGCGCTGTCTTATCTCTGGTTTTTCTGTTCATTCCCCACCACTCCCCACTTTTGCTCCCCACTTTTTAAATTCCCCACTTGCTCCCCACCTCGTTTTTTGAGTGAATGTAATGCTTTGTTTTTCATTGCGTTTTTTACTCCCCACTTTTTTGGATGTATACAGGTGGGAAAGTGGGGAATTATGTTTCAATTTTGTTAAATTCCCCACTCTCCCCACTTTTACTACCCACTTTTTACAGTGGGTAAACATCATCCCCATCGACACAAATCACGCCGTCTTTTTCCAGCTTGGACAGCCAGCGCCGGAAGTGCTTCATCTCATACCCCAGCTTTTTCATATCGTCGCGGAGAAGGGCGATAGTGCATGGCTCTTTGTGTGCCGTCCGCGTTCTGATGCACTGCCATAGCGCGGCGTGATTCTCCGATTTGTTGCCTGCTTCCTCGATGCGCTCCAGTTCAGCAGGGGCGCGGGGAACGTCAATCACCACCATAGACACAATCTCTTCCCCATCGGTATCGGTAAACACCTCCACGCTTTTAAGGTCGTATGCACTCTCTTTTGGCTCCTCTGCGTCCTTCATCTTCGTACACGCCGCCACCAGTGCTGTAACGTCTGAATTTTCCCGGCTGATTCGGTACTCTGCATCAAGCGCGGCACGGAATGCGCTGGAACCACGCGCCCCCTTTGTTTCATCCTTGCCGGAATGGTGAACCACCAGCACCGTGGCCCCTGTGGCCTGCTTTATCGCGTCACACCCCTGGATAAATGCGCCCATATCACGGGAATCATTTTCATCATTCCCACCAAAGCAACGGGCCAGTGTGTCGATCACAATCAGCCGCACATTTTCGCCCGTTCTGCTCTTAACAAGTCCGGCAGTCCTGATAACCTGCTCCACATAGTCAGGCGATGCAGGGAAAACAGGCGCGTTAATGATGCACAAATCTGTAACCACCTTGTCGTGGGTTATCTCCCACGCCTTAACGCGGCGTTTTACGCCCATACTGCCTTCGCCAGCGATATAGATAACCGCGCCCTTACTCACCCTGCGGCCTCCCCATGCCATACCTGTGGCAACATGGCACGACCAGGAAATGGCGAGGAACGATTTATAAGAACCGCTGGCCCCGTAGGTGCTGCATAATGACTCAGCCGGAATAAGCCCCTTAATGACGTAGCTTTGCTGCGCGTCGAATCCCTCAGAACCCCATGAGATGGGAAGCGTGATTTTTCTCTTTCCGCCATTCATGACCAGGCTTTCCCCTCTCTCCCATGTTTCCCGTAGTCGTGGTAGCTGGTCGCTCCAGTCCTCAAGCAGTTCGAAATTTTCAGAAAGTAGCCGCGCCTCCTGGACTCCGGCGATCGCCAGTTTTGTGGCAATGGTCAGCATCTGCATATCGTCCAGGTTTCCGGCGCGTATGACCTTTACCCTGTATCGTCCTTCATCAACAATCTGTAAGTTGTCCAGTTCGCTTAACTGATAACGGCCCAGGTAAACCGGAGGGATGGGATCGCCTGCTTTTTTGGCCTGTGCAATCATGTAATGTTCTGCAAAGGAGTGAGCATTATCACCCGCAAAAATAACCGCCTCAGTGTGTTTATCTTTCGGTAACAGTTTTACGTTCGGTGCAAGTTTCATTTCTTACCCCCTGCGACCAGCATTTCACGGATTTTGCGGATATAACTTGCAGCACGTTTCTGATTAACGGCTTTACGATGGCCCACCAGCGTGAAATCACGCCGGAACTGATAAACAGGCATAACGCAGTCATATTCGTAGCCATCACGGCGGTAAGTGATGCGCCGTTCCTCCACGCCCTTAATCATTACCGTGCCGCCGTAGTTATCACGGAAAATATCGCCGGGACGGATTTCAGGACGAGCGGGGCCGCTGGCATTAACGCCAGAATTTTTATTTTTCATGTTTTTTATTCTCCGGTGTGCTGTTCTTTATATCTGTCGTGCAATAGGTCTATTTCCTGCAACTCTGTTATTACAGGTTCAAGGAGAGTTATCAGAGATTTAATAATCCGCGCATTCTTTACATCACGCTCATTATCGCCAAATGTATCTGGATACATTTGCAATATTTCGTACATGCCTTCAGCGTAAGCAAGGGCACTAAATGCGCGGTCTATTGTTTCGTGGTAAATATCACGCATATTAATCCCCGTCCGTCGTTTTTCTTAAAACAGTTTCCGTTACGAAATCAGCATAGTTAGCGGCGATATCAAGAATATTTAGCCCTGTATCCCTGTGCTCATCAGTGCAAAGAAAGAAAAAAGCCACCCGCATAATTTCAGATATTGACGAAAGCGCATCAGCCGCATTATCAGGAACGCCGGAAAATTCCTGTTTCAGGGAATTAAAACGATCATCACGCATAACCCCCCCATTTTCACAATCAGCAATCAGGATGGCTTTAGCCTCATTCAGCGCCATATCAGCGGTTAGCTGTGCGTAGGCCAGCGAATGCGGGATTATTGCCCCTGTATATTCCGGCTCTCTGGTAATGTGTTTTTCTGCGGTTGCTGCCGTGCATGAAATATCAATCAGCGCGTGCATTAGCGTTATGATGGCTTCGGCGGCTGCGTCCGGACGGATCTCTCTGGTAATGTGTTTTTCTGCGGTTGCTGCCGTGCATGAAATATCAATCAGCGCGTGCATTAGCGTTATGATGGCTTCGGCGGCTGCGTCCGGACGGATGTTATTGCACATGGCGCACCCCCTGAATAACCTGATATCCGCAACTGGTCAGCAATTCGATAAATTCCGGCAGTGTGCCGAAACAGCAATCATCACGCAGCCGTTCGCAGGATACCTCGACGCCGTTTTCGTAGTGACTCACCATACATCCGGTAAAATGCAGATCATCATCGTGATGGCTCGTTGACGGTTTCATCAGTCGCGCACGTTCCGCCAGTTCAAGCAATGCTTCAACGCTTCCGGCAATTGCACCATCCGGCAGGTGATAATTACTTACTACGCGTCCATTCTCTACATTGACGAGTAGCTGTCCGGTAAATTTCTCACGAAACTGAACGCGGTTAAGATCGGTAAGTGACAGGTTAATCATGGTACACCCCCTGACGAATACGGGCAGCGAATACAGCGACACAACCGGACGGGCAACGGTTACGCGCTTCGCGTTCTGTCCAGGCGGTGACGTGGATGATTTGGGATTCTCCGGCACTCAGTGCCAGAAAACGCCACACAAAGGCCGTTTGTGTGTGCGCTAGGCGTGGGGTATGCTGTTTTACAGCCATAATCGTTACCTCTTTTAACGGTTTGGTTAGACGCCCCGTTACTGCTCCAACAGTACGGGGCTTCGTCGTTTCAATTGCTGAATTGCATATATCAGCCCTTGTGGTATTCAGATTACATTTAGGTGAATACCATTTCAAGTCTTTTTTGGTATTCACTTTTGTATTACACTGCATCCCGTTATTAATCGGAGGTGCAAATATGTCCACGAGTTCTGTTAACAATAAGTCACAGCAACTGAATGCCAGATTTCCACATGAAGTAGTGAGTGGCATTGAGGCATCCCTACAGCCAGGGGAAACTAAAGCGAATTTTATAGTTACGGCTGTACGCGGTGAGATCGCCCGCCGCCAAGCAGAAGGAAGAAGAGAAAATCCCCTGGTTTCTTCGCTCGATGCACTGGCGCAGGTGGAAAAAATCGGTGTCAAAGCTGCCGAGGAGATCGGGCAACTCGTCGCCGTTGCGCGTGAAGAACTCCAGCGGCGCAAAGCCAAAGAACAGGAATAGCCCACCAGCAAGCCAGCACACTGATCACATTGCCCACCAGCCAGCAAACCGCTATGATGGCCGGGCTTATGTTTAGTGTTTTCCCATTGGCGACCGCCCCCGGTCGCCTTTGTTTTATGTGCCATATACTCCCCTTTACGCTGCCTTGCCTGAATTAATGCGATCCCGGCTTTTAACCCATTCCATAACCTCGGACAGCAGCCAACCTACAGAACGACCGCCCAGATTAAGGCGTGACGGAAATCGCCCTTTTTTCTCCAGTTCGTAGCGTGTAGTGCGACACACTCCAGTTAACTTACGACATTCATCCTCACGGATTACGCGATCTGATAGTGATTGAAATTGTGTATTTTGATTCATAAAAAACGTCCTCGAACGTTGCCGAACGAGGACGATTCTAGACGGTGGTAAAACGCCGTTTGTGTGATATCACATTATCGGTACGTGATATCACTTTTTGCGTTTTTGTTGAGATTCACGCCCCAAATACTTTTGCCATGTCTGCCAATGTGTTTTGGGAAATTCTATCCCTCTGGATGCAGCTATAGAATCAATTAAATCTGCTATTTTAGGTAATGATTCCGTGTCTAGGTCTACATCACCCATTTCTGGAATAAGTTTAATTAAAGAGTAAATAACCTCATTCCTTTTTGCTGCTCTTTTGGGGTTATCTTCTGTAAGATTACGAAAACTACCTTCATCTTTTACATTATTTAAATCATCTGCCATCACACATAAATAATCAACATCTATATCAAATGGCTTGAGATTTTCCCCTTCTGGAGTTATTTCTAATCCACCGCCAAGTCTATCAGGGTAAAAATATAATGTTGGTGAGCTTATGATGTTATTATGTTTAAACTCAATATCAGAGAACGCCTTTTTGTTTACATAGAAAAAACCAGCAATAAAATTTGCTATATATAATCTATCATCTATTTCCTTCTCTAAATTAATTGTTTTGCCGTCCTGGAATATTAGTCCATTCCGTTTATTATCTTTAAATCCCTCAAGAAAATAAACCTCACAGTTCCCAACACTATGCTCAGGAATAAATACAGAAATATCAATGGCACCTGTACTAGCGAAATGATAGAGATCCCTTATTGTACATCCTAACTTTTCTGCCGCTTCAGGTAACGGATAATAGAGTCTTTTAGGTAATTTCATTTAGCCACCTTCAGCATAACAATATTTTCATGATTTCCAGCCAGCACATCAAGACGCTCAACCCACAGATTCAACGCGTCCCGCTTTGCCTGTAAATAGCGTGAATGGTTATAGGTTTTTTGCTGACCGGGCATCTGATGCGCTGTGATGTGCTCCACGATATGCGGATCGACACCTAAATCGTTCAGCATCGTTGTAAACGTGTGGCGAAAGTCATGCAGCGTCCAGTGTTCCTGGTTAAGCCGCTTATGCGCATTTCGCCCATATTGCGCTACCGTGGTATCTTTTTTCAGTTCTCCGAGTAATAACCCTGTATGCCGGTTCTTCTCCACCAGCTTCTGAATGAACGGCAAAATGCCATCGGGGATTGGCCTGAATATCGTTACCTTCGTTTTGCTATGCTCTTTTGGCACTGTCCACAACATTTCTTTCAGATCCCATTCTTTGATCTCTGAAAGTCTGACCTCTGCCGTTCTGCACCCGAACACAATCAGCAAGCGCATTAACGCGCTGTAGTAAGGCGCGAACACATCACCATCGATAGCGCGTAAAATTTCCTTTAATTCGCTGTTACTGTGCACCCTCTCGCGAATTTCTGCTCTCTTACCCACATCGCTGACGATCAAATCGTCCAGGGCATTACTGAACGCGTAGCGCCTCCTGCGGCAGAACTTTAGCGCCTGTTTGCAGGTTTGCATGACGTGCCCTGCTGCTACTGGTGCTTTTTTTCGTACACGGTCAAAACATGCGATCCACTGCCTTGTATCGCATTTATCAAGAGGAATTGCCCCTATATGGCAAATGATGTGCTTATCCATACGTTGCACCAGCTTTATGTAGTCTTTGCGGTTACCCTTCGCATATTCATCCAGCCAGTAGTTAATCGCCTCCTTCACCGTAACGGGTTTTAGCGCTTCCTGTACTGTGGCGCACAACTCATAACGGGGGTTTTTACCCTCAGCCAGCCATGCCCGGCACTGTGCGCGTTTTTCCCTTGCAGCTTTCAGCGACAATTCAGGGTAAGCCCCCAGCTTTAACCGCTCTGCGGCAACCTCACGGCCTCCCGTTCGGTACCGGAAATACCAGGTTAATTTGCCGCCCTTTGAGTGTTTAATCTCCAGCCCGCCCCCGTCGGAGTAAAAACGCTCTTTTTCTGCCTGGACAGCCGCCAATTTTTTTAACGTCGAATCGCTCAGTTTGTTTAGTGCTTTTCCCACTATCAGATCCTCTTTTCAGTCCTCCAGCCTCAAAAAACTGACCACACAACTGACCACACATTTCGTTGAAGCTCTACGAACAACGACGAACAATAACAAACAAGAAAACGAAACATTCCATTTAATATCAAATACATATCCAAACAACCACGAACAACCCCGAACCACAAAAAACACTAAATGAGAAAATACGGGTATTTCTCAGCCTTCACGCAGAAGGGCACCCCGAGTCGTTTGGTTGCGATGATAAATCGCAGAGGAGGATGGTAATGTCCAGCGCACGCGTTGTAAACGAGGAAAAACGGCAGTATTACAATCGCGTTAATAAATTATTTGATATATGAATCCAGCACCTTCAGAACGACATCCAGATCTTCTTCACGTTTTAGCTCATCCCCCTGGTGAACGATGTGTTCCGTCAGATGACCTTTAATCACTTCCCGCATCAGACCGTTTACCGCGCCACGGATAGCAGCAATCTGTTGTAAAACTGCAGCGCATTCGTGCGGCTCGTCGAGCATTTTCTTGAGCGCCACGACCTGGCCCTGAATCTTACTGGCACGCGCTTTCAGTTTCTGTTTATCACGGATTGTATGAGACATGGCAACACCTGGTTAACAAGAATATGAAAAATCATAGCACTATTAATCTACTGGGGGGTAGTATCAGGTACTGGGGGGGAGTAGAATCAGATTGCCGAATTAATACTAAGAATTATTATCATGACCGAATTTACAACTCTTCTTCAGCAAGGAAACGCCTGGTTCTTCATCCCCAGCGCCATCTTACTTGGTGCGCTTCATGGCCTGGAACCAGGGCACTCAAAAACGATGATGGCGGCGTTTATCATCGCCATCAAAGGCACCATTAAACAAGCGGTGATGCTCGGACTGGCAGCAACTATTTCGCATACCGCAGTGGTCTGGTTAATTGCCTTTGGCGGGATGGTGATCAGTAAGCGCTTTACTGCTCAATCAGCAGAACCGTGGCTCCAGCTGATTTCCGCAGTGATCATTATTAGCACCGCGTTCTGGATGTTCTGGCGTACCTGGCGCGGCGAACGCAACTGGCTGGAGAATATGCACGGGCATGATTATGAGCATCATCATCACGATCACGAAGATCACCACGACCATGGACATCATCACCATCACGAACATGGCGAGTATCAGGATGCCCATGCACGAGCCCATGCCAATGATATTAAACGACGCTTTGATGGTAGAGAGGTCACCAACTGGCAAATTTTGTTATTTGGCTTAACAGGTGGTCTTATCCCCTGTCCGGCAGCAATTACCGTGCTGTTGATTTGCATTCAGTTGAAAGCCCTGACACTGGGCGCAACACTGGTCGTCAGTTTCAGCATTGGCCTGGCGGGTAATGCTGCCAACTTACTGATTTAGTGTATGATGGTGTTTTTGAGGTGCTC